TTAAAAAATATTTCACTAGCTCGTTTTGTACCCTTTGCTCTATATAAAGAATTAATATTTTTAATTAGTTTTCTTTTATCCACATCTTCATATAATCCATCAGGAATAGATTGTAAAAAGGCATTTCTAAATTTTGTTAAGAATCCTTGAATAGTTTTATCTGGATCAGGATAATTTAAAAGTTCTTGGATATTTTGTACAGGATTTGCTCTATAAGTTAAAATAGTAGCTTCAGCTAATGATGTAGAACCTATAATAAGCTCACCTTCAATAAATTTATTTTCTGCTGTAATAAACAAACGAGAATTGTCATCTATATCTTCTACTAAAACTGTTGCTGTTGCACCTGAGGTTTGGCCTGTAATTATTTCACCATTTATAAAATCACCATAGGAAGTATCTTCTAAAAGTATTCTATCTCCTTTATCATCACTTTGTTGATTAGTACCATTTAATAAAAGATCATTAATTGTAGCTGTTTCAGTTTCTAAATTAATTGTATCTGAATCACCAATATTTGTTAAGGATAATTCTGCTGATTCTAAAAAAGTATAATATGCTTTTATAAATTCTAAAAAATACGGATGGTCATCAAGTACAAAATCTGGTGCTTGTTGACTTATTAAATTCGATAATTTATCTGTAAATTTAGCCATCTTTAATAACTAGATGTTGTAACATAACCAATACCAGCGTTAGAAGAACCACCAACAAGGGTATCCACTTCAACTGTAATAGAACTGTTTGCCACATCTATATTTAAAATTTGATTTCTTAAAGGAACAATATCATTTGAGTTTGGTGTAACTGTTAATTCAACTATGGTAGAAGCTAATCCTCTAATATTTGATATTGAAGAAATATTTAAAGCATTAACTGCTATAGCTCCTGTTGCATAATCAATCGTACCTGCAGAATTATCAGCATAGGTTCTAACGTCTCCAACAAGATAATATCTTCTTATATTACCAGCACCATCATCATCAAAAAAATATTCATTTGCTGATGACCCAATTTTAAATCCTGATGAAACTAATATTCCTCCAGCACTTGCATTATGTCCAGAATGTGGATTATACAAAGCATTTGAAAATGATACAGTATAATTTGTAGACGAACCAATTGTTGGTGTAAACGATTTTCTAATTTTTAAAGTTGTAATATTTGAAAGTATAGAAGTATCCACATCATCTATAATTTCAATTAATTTTGAATGCCTTAGCATACTATCAAAACTTTGAAGTGTATTGGAGTTATAAGCTGTTAAATCTTCTATTGTTTCAGATTTTAAAGTATCAGCTGTTTTACTAGTAGCTGTTTTATCATATTTAACTGTTGATGTTAAAATTATATTTGTTGTTTCAGGATCCACAATGACTGGTGTTACAGAAGCAACTGAATATCTTTTTAAAGAATCTATAATAGAATTTTTTGTAGTTTGAGTTAAGGTAGAACCTGATTTTGGATTAATCGAAATATATACTCGGCCATAAAAAGGCGTTTCAGCATCTTCACCACCCCAAGCACTTATTGATTGTGTATTTGCATAAAGCTCTTTTACTTTTGCTTTATAATCTTCTACAGTTACAGCACGGTCTTGAGCTGCATAAGATTTTGGTGCATTAAATTTTATTGATTGATTAGTTTCAGGTTCAGCACCATTAGCTGCATTTGAATTTACTGTAAGCGTTACATTTGAAAATCCACCAATATTTCCAGATAAAGAAAAAGATGAAGCTCCATTTGCAGCTGTTTTATTAGTAACTACATATTTTAAAATAATAATATTACCATTTGTTAAAGCTTTACCTGTTACTCCATCACCAAAGTAAACTTCAAATTTACCATCTTCAGCTTCTTGTAAAAAATAAACTTTTGATGTTGAATCTAATTCTGTAATTGAAGTTGCTTTTGTGTAAGTATTAATAACCGTATCTGTAGAACTATTTTGAACTTGAACTGTTAACGTTGTTACATCAGCACTAGCTGATTGAATTAAAAATCTTTGGTCAACATCTGTACTATCATATGTGTATTGATAAGTTACATATGTGCCTTCATAAATTTTTAAATTTGAAAAAGTATAAACATTATCTATAGGTGAAATTGTATTTGAACCAATTGTTACAAAATTATATGAAAGGCCATTAACGGTTGTAGTAAATTGTGTTCCAGCAGACATAACCAATGTAGAACCTGTTGCATCATTAACAACCACATTAATATCAGCGTAAGGCGCTGTAGCAGAATTAGGAGTGTAACCTAAAGCTTTTGCTAACGATACAATACTATTTCTCATATCAGCAGTATCAATAAACATTTCATTAGCAGCCACATTAGCATTATAAGCTAAATAATGTGTATTGTATGCCAATAAATCCATAAGGACTGCCATACCTGATCCTTCAAAATCATAATCTTTAAATTGACTTTGATTAGACAAAAATCTTTTTAAATTAACTTTAATTCCATCAAAATCTAATTGTGATATACTTAACTTTGCCATATTATCTTAACCTTTGTAAAAATTCTGTTATTGTAACTGGTTCTGGAGTATTAACAACATAAAAAGAAATAGTAACTCTATATTGGTTATTATCTATTTCATCTTGCACAATAATTTGATTTATTGAAGCTCTTGGCTCAAAATTATCTATTACTTCTGCAATTCTATCCTGTAATAAAACAGCATTTAGTGGAGTAATAACTTCAAACAATAAATCACGTATTGATGAACCTATTTCTGGATGAAAAGGTCTTTCAAAACGATTTGTTAAAATTAAATTACGAACTGACCTTTTAACCGCTTCCACATCCGTTAATCTAGCAACATCATTTGTTGCAGGATTTCTAGTAAAATTTAAATTTAAATCACTAAAGATCCTAACGGATCTACTTGATTCATTTGTTATTGATGCGTCATACTTTGCCATATACAATATTTATAATGACAACCTAACCTCCTGCAAAAACATTAGGAGAACCTACTATCATTGCTCCTGCATCTGTACTATCACCTATTCTTGCAATTGATTTACTTACAACCCTAACAGTAGCTGAACCTATATTAACAACAGCAACATGTGGGGCACAAGGTGGACTAGGTGGAAAAGGATGTGCAATAGTTGGATCTGTAATTCTTGCAATTAAAATACTATTTGCTCTTACTGTATTTTGACCAGGGGTATCTAATATTGTTGTTGAAGCGCAAATATGGCCTGTTGATAAACTATCACCTTTTCTACTAACAGCTGGCATTACTTAATCTCTACCTTTCCACCCACTTCTTCTACTTCTTTTTTAATTGTTTCAGCTTCTTCTTTTTCAATATCTATTTTTATCTCATTAGGGTTCTCTATAGAACCTTCTACAAAGTTTTTAGCTTCTAATAAACCCATTTCTTTATATTTTCTAATTTTTTGAATAACTGGTATTTTTTTACCATCTTCAAAACCTGTCAAAACAACATTAAATGTTGTTTGTACTTTTTCTTCTATAAATTCTTGTACTGGTGTTTGTAAAATTTTGTTTAAATCCAAATTCCAAGCTTTTTCCAGTTTTTTAGCAAGTTCACCTGCTTCTATAACCGTAAGTTTTCCTAATTGCTCCACCAAACTGTCAATTTCCGCCATTTAATTTCCTAATTTCTTTTTTCTGCCAATAGGAAGTGGAATCCAACGAGAAATTGGTTTTCCTTTTTTGGAAATATAGTCAATATGTATTTTTTTCTCTTTTATTTTATTTTGGATACGTTTTACCGCCCTTTTAAAGGACATATCTATTAATGTTTCATTAAAATCACTTTGATTCGTAAATTTGTACTCTTTTTCTTTTGGCATAATGTTAATATTTATATAAATTTTAAAATTACGTAATAGTTCTTATTTTGTTCTATTTTTCAACAATAAAAATGGATTTTCTTCCATTTTTTGCTTGCAATATACCTATTTTTCCGTTATTATATACTTATAATTAAAAAGGATAAAACTATGATAAAAATGTGGAAAATAAATACAATTTGTATATCTGCAATAATATTTTTAATGTATTGCAATCATTTGCTAAACATTTACGGAGGATAATATAATGAATAATGATATGAAGAAAGCTCTTGATAATTACATTGAGAAAATAAAAGAAGACTATAAAAAATGGACTTATAGTGGAACAAGTCGTGGAAGTGATGTAGTCAAAGATGAAATGAATACAAAGTTTTGTAATAGTATTTCAATAAAAGAAGGACAAAAATATTACAAAGTATTAACAGAAAATTCAGTACACTCATTTATAGTAAAAGAAGATTCTACTATTAGAGGTAAAGATTTTAAAAAAGGAGATATGCTAAAAGCAGCTAGTTGGGCAAGTCCCGCTTTAAATTGTGCTAGAGGTAATATCTTTACTAATTACATTGTACAATGGACAGGTGCTTTGTATATGGTAAGAACAGGAACAGGACCAGTCTTTAGACAACAAGGCTAGAATAATAATATATAGAAATTATAATGACAATTGAAGCAGGTGTAGGACTTTTTCTTTTAGGTGGTATTGTTACAATACTTGGCCTTGGTATAGCATATTATTTTGGTGCTAAAGAAAATAAAAATAATAACAAAATTCCAAATCCCCTAAAAGACTTTTTAAAGAAATAACCATAAATAAATTAGCCCTTCTAGTTAAATGGTATAACAGCTGATCTGTAATCAGCATTTTGAGGTTCGATTCCTTAGGAGGGCACCATATATATTGTAGGAAATATATGACGGTCTGTTGGTGTAAAGGTTAGCACGGCGCCTTGTCAAGGCGTTAGTATGAGTTCGATTCTCGTACAGACCGCCATATATTATCCTTTAAATAGAAAAAGAAGTACCACAACCACAAGAAGATTTTGCTTTAGGATTGTTGAATACAAAATTAGAACCAAACACGTCATCCTTATAATCTAATTGCATACCTAATAAATACATTTCAAATATTTTATCAACTAATAATATACCATCTATAATAATATCTTTAGGTGTAGATTCATTTTCAAACGTCCAATCATATCCAAACCCAGCACAACCACCACCTTTAATAGATAATCTAACAAATACTTTTCTATTTGTTTGTGTTAAGTCTGTTAATCTTTTTTTTGCGTTATCTAATATTGTAATCATTTTATTTTGCTTTATCCTTTATATCATAAAAAGTATATTTACAGGTTAATTCTTCCCACGCTTTTATAGGTCGCAAAGATACTAAACTATATTTAGTGTAATCAAATTTAATTTCAGGATTATCTAAACTTGTAACCAGTACTTTACTCTTTATGCAATTAGGTTGGTCAGAATGATTTACGAATCCTCCTAATGGAGTCCTAACTAGCATACCATTTATCTTTAAATGACTTACACCTAGATTGGTACCCTTCTCAATAAACTTTGTTGTTACTAATCCATGGCCTTGTATAGATGATTTTTTAATCATCAAGCCTTCAGGTAATGGTCTATACATAACTCCTCATATTATTTTTAAGGAAAATCATTCCCTGGAATATAGGGTTGGTATCCTTTTTCTTTGGCTTGAGCATCATCCTCACCAATAATGGTCAAGACTTCAGGTACGTAATGCTTAAGCATATCTTCAACACCCTGCTGTAAAGTCAGTTTAGACATAGCACAACCTGAACAGGCTC